CATATTTATTTTGATATGTGTGTTAATTTTGGTAGAAGTGGAGCTGTTAAGGTTTTACAACAGGCTGCTAATTCTAAAAACAAAAATAAAATCAAAGTAGATGGTGGTATAGGTCCAAATACTTTAAACGCTATTCAAAACATTTCATTGGATAGAGTGAGAGCATATCGTGTGTTACGATTTGCAAACATAGTTATAGACAAACCAAATCAAGAGAAATTTTGGCTAGGTTGGTTTAGGCGGGCGATAGAAGTTTAATTAAGTTATAGGAGACAAAAAAAATGTCAACAGATAAATTATATAGTGAAATAAAAGAATTATTTGAACAATTTGAAGAAAATCATTCA